TTAAGTGATAACAGATGTCTGGAAATATAGGGGCAAATCCAGTAAGAGTATTGAATAAGTTGCAGCTATTATCTTTTTGATATAGGTAAGTTCCTAATTTATAAGCAGAAGAAGCATCATTTCCGCTGTCTAAAATTACATCGTTATGGATTCTGCACCTTGCAAGAACTCCTGATCCCATAAGGGTCTGCATAGCCCATTGCTCTTGATCTTCACACAAATCATGAATGCTCATTTCAACACCTCTCTTCACGTTTCACACACGTTAAGATTAACAGTGTTTTTACATGCTTTGGGAGATTTATTTTATAAAAACTCTTTTAATACAAATAGATATAATAGTTCACTATTATAGCTCCTTTAATCGAGGCGGTTCTGGTAGAGGCATCCAGTGGGTTACACCGCCAATTGGCTCATCGTCGTCGTACTCCAATGCGGCTATATAGAACCCGTCACGACGAGAATAAGAAATCCCGGACATTACAATGCCATCCGAAACAACAATAATGTCACCCGTTTCTTTCGGCATTCGCTCACTACAGCTTATCCAACCATCCGGAGTCACCGGAAGCGAGAACGGCAGCACATCTCTGTGAACAAGTTTTTGCTGTGACAGGTTATCCAGAACTTTCTGTACTGCTGCATCACCGAATACACCAAGCGCATCTGCCATAACTCCTACAACCTGATAAGCCTCAGCGCATACCGTGGATAAACCATCCGGAATTACCGGAGAGTTGCCGGGTTCTTTAATGTGCAAGCGAGGCTCACCATCTTTTGGTTCAGGCCACTGGCGCTCCATGTTGATCTTCAATTTATCTTCCATAGCAGCGGTAATTTCAGCATCGCTGATGCCAGCACGGCGCTGTGCATCCCACAACAGGAAATGCATATCAGCCCACTCGCTGAGATCGTCTGGTTCGGCTGCGGCTTCCAGAGCCTCTTTTGAGAGGTGTTTCAGTGGACCAATGGGGCCAACGCAGCCAAATGTGGAGTCAGACCATTTGGCATGCTCGTGGCGAATCAGTTCGCGTTCCAGTGATGCCAGTGCAATTCGTGCCAGTTCCATTTGTTCGCCACGAGTAAGCCCGTTTTCAAGCGGATTTTTAATGAACAATTCAATACGTTCTTTGGTAATAGTGGTCATTTGTTAGTCCTTAAACTGCTAGTTGCAATTGCATTTCAAAGCGGTCGCGTTGTTCACAATACGCAAGAGAACCAGGGCTATTGTGTGCCTCAATCCGTTCTACCATTAATGCTGCGCGTGTCTCTTTACTTGCAGGTGCATAAGCCCCAGACCAGGCTTTATCAATACCGATGTTTCGAGCGACGTTCGTACTATCTGCGCTGGCTAAGGGTAATTTTGTGAATATCAGCGGATTTAACATGCGCAATCCATGTAGTTTCGTAACCGGCTGACCATGCCCATCAACAATGTGACGAATCAGGTCTTTCATTCTGGCTACCGCAAGAGTTGGGCGCTTTACGTCATAGTCGCCACAACTACCGATAGCCACTCGCGGAAACTCATTGCACAAATGAATAAATCGCGCGTCACTTTCATTCATGTGCCACACTGGAACGCCAGCTAGTTTTCCGTGAGGCCACTCATTCAGAAGCGCATCATTTTCCTCCTCTCCGCCATCAATAATATCCGGGATAATGGCAAAATCGAATCCTGGGTGATTCTTCCAGCGAGCAACAAACTCGTAGTAATCGCTCCAGTCGATTTTGTTTTTGCCAGCTGCTTTCCAGGCGGTGAATGCACCGTTGTCCAGCGCGAACGACTGACAGTATTCAGCCGCGAGATTGATCTGGCCTGAATGCGCAAAACTGATAAACGCATGTCGCCCTTTCCATGCTCTCATTGCGCACGTATCAGGAGTAATAGGCCCACCGTGGTAGTGAATCATCTCACTCTCCTTTGATGCGAATGCCAGTAGCGCGGATTGCATCGATGACTTCAGAAACTTTGTATGCCATTACCGTTTGGTAATCATCGTGAAAATCTGTTCGATGAAGCATGCTGCTACGTTCCGGGAGCAGTATTTCCCGCGCTTCCAGTTCTGCAATGCGCTTTTTTGCTGCTTCCAGTTCATCCAGTAATTCCAGCACGGTAGCCGGATTAGCCTTGGCAACAAAATCCCGGACTGGCTTACAATCAATCTCCGCAATGGGTTGATTCGATGTGTAGCCATGCTGTCTTGTATAACTACCGTGACGAATAACGAAAAAATCACCATTTATTTTTTTAGCCTGCCACTTATCTTCACCGGCTTTCTCTGCCGCTTCACGCAGTGCCTGAGAGTTAATTTCGCTCACTTCGAACCTCTCTGTTTACTGATAAGCTCCAGATCCTCCTGGCAACTTGCACAAGTCCGACAACCCTGAACGACCAGGCGTCTTCGTTCATCTATCGGATCGCCACACTCACAACAATGAGTGGCAGATACAGTCTGGTAGTTCAGACGACGCATTTTTATTGCTGTGTTGCGCTGTAATTCTTCAATTTCTGATGCTGAATCAATGATGTCTGCCATCTTCCATTAATCCCTGAATTGTTGGTTAATACGCTTGAGGGTGAATGCGAATAATAAAAAAGGAGCCTGTAGCTCCCTGATGATTTTGCTTTTCATGTTCATCGTTCCTTAAAGACGCCGTTTAACATGCCGATTGCCAGGCTTAAATGAGTCGGTGTGAATCCCATCAGCGTTACCGTTTCGCGGTGCTTCTTCAGTACGCTACGGCAAATGTCATCGACGTTTTTATCCGGAAACTGCTGTCTGGCTTTTTTGATTTCAGAATTAGCCTGACGGGCAATGCTGCGAAGGGCGTTTTCCTGCTGAGGTGTCATTGAACAAGTCCCATGTCGGCAAGCATAAGCACACAGAATATGAAGCCCGCTGCCAGAAAAATGCATTCAGTGGTTGTCATACCTGGTCTCTCTCATCTGCTTCTGCTTTCGCCACCATCATTTCCAGCTTTTGTGAAAGGGATGCGGCTAACGTGTGAAATTCTTCGTCTGTTTCTACTGGTATTGGCACAAACCTGACTCCAATTTGAGCGAGGCTATGTGCCATCTCGATACTCGTTCTTAACTCAACGGGAGATGCTTTGTGCATACAGCCCCCCCCCATTTATTATTTATCTCCTCAGCCAGCCGCTGTGCTTTCAGGGGATTTCGGATTACAGAAAGGCCGGGAAATACCCAGCCTCGCTTTGTAACGGAGTAGACGAAAGTGATTGCGCCTACCCGGATATTATCGTGAGGATGCGTCATCGCCATTGCTCCCCAAATACAAAACCAATTTCAGCCAGTGCCTCGTCCATTTTTTCGATGAACTCCGGCACCATCTCGTCAAAACTCGCCATGTACTTTTCATTCCGCTCAATCACGACATAATGCAGGCCTTCACGCTTCATGCGCGGGTCATAGTTGGCAAAGTACCAGGCATCTTTTCGCGTCACCCACATGCTGTACTGCACCTGGGCCATGTAAGCCGATTTTATTGCCTCGAAACCACCGAGCCGGAATTTCATGAAATCCCGGGAGGTAAACGGGCATTTCAGTTCAAGGCCGTTGCCGTCACTGCATAAACCATCGGGAGAGCAGGCGGTGCGCATATTTTCGTCGCGATAGATGATCGGGGATTCAGTAATATTCACGCCGGAAGTGAATTCAAACAGGGTTCTGGCGTCGTTCTCGTACTGTTTTCCCCAGGCCAGCGCCTTAGCATTAACTTCCGGAGCCACACCGGTGCAAACCTCAGCCAGCAGGGTGTGGAAGTAGGACATTTTCATGTCAGGCCACTTCTTTCCTGAGCGGGGCTTTGCTATCACGTTGTGAACTTCTGAAGCGGTGATGACGCCGAGCCGTAATTTGTGCCATGCATCATCCCCCTGTTCGACAGCTCTCACGTCGATCCCGGTACGCTGCAGGATAATGTCCGGTGTCATGCTGCCACCTTCTGCTCAGTGGCTTTCTGTTTAAGGAATCCAAGAGCTTTCACTGCTTCGGCCTGTGTCAGTTCTGACGATGCGCGAATGTCGCGGCGAAATATCTGGGAACAGAGCGGCAATAAGTCGTCATCCCATGTTTTATCCAGGGCGATCAGCAGAGTGTTAATCTCCTGCATGGTTTCATCGTTAAGGGGGGTAGTGAATGCTTTTGCTTGATCTCAGTTTCAGTATTAATATCCATTTTTTATAAGCGTCGACGGCCTCACGAAACATCTTTTCATCGCCAATAAAAGTGGCGATAGTGAATTTAGTCTGGATAGCCATAAGTGTTTGATCCATTTTTTGGGACTCCTGGCTGATTAAGTATGTCGATAAGGCGTTTCCATCCGTCACGTAATTTACGGGTGATTCGTTCAAGTAAAGATTCGGAAGGGCAGCCAGCAACAGGCCACCCTGCAATGGCATATTGCATGGTGTGCTCCTTATTTATACATAACGAAAAACGCCTCGAGTGAAGCGTTATTGGTATGCGGTAACGCCGCGCTCAGGCGGCTTTGATAGTCATATCATCTGGATCAAATATTCCTGATGTATCGATATCGGTAATTCTTATTCCTTCGCTACCATCCATTGGAGGCCATCCTTCCTGACCATTTCCATCATTCCAGTCGAACTCACACACAACACCATATGCATTTAAGTCGCTTGAAATTGCTATAAGCAGAGCATGTTGCGCCAGCATGATTAATACAGCATTTAATACAGAGCCGTGTTTATTGAGTCGGTATTCAGAGTCTGACCAGAAATTATTAATCTGGTGAAGTTTTTCCTCTGTCATTACGTCATGATCGATTTCAATTTCTATTGATGCTTTCCAGTCGTAATCAATGATGTATTTTTTGATGTTTGACATCTATTCATATCCTCATAGATAAAAAATCGCCCTCACACTGGAGGGCAAAGAAGATTTCCAATAATCAGAACAAGTCGGCTCCTGTTTAGTTACGAGCGACATTGCTCCGTGTATTCACTCGTTGGAATGAATACACAGTGCAGTGTTTATTCTGTTATTTATGCCAAAAATAAAGGCCACTATCAGGCAGCTTTGTTGTTCTGTTTACCAAGTTCTCTGGCAATCATTGCCGTCGTTCGTATTGCCCATTTATCGACATATTTCCCATCATCCATTACAGGAAACATTTCTTCAGGCTTAACCATGCATTCCGATTGCAGCTTGCATCCATTGCATCGCTTGAATTGTCCACACCATTGATTTTTATCAATAGTCGTAGTCATACGGATAGTCCTGGTATTGTTCCATCACATCCTGAGGATGCTCTTCGAACTCTTCAAATTCTTCTTCCATGTATCACCTTAAATAGTGGATTGCGGTAGTAAAGATTGTGCATGGCCCGTCTGAAAAAGAACAACAGCGATTTGCACGATTTATTAGTAGATTATTATATAGTCGGTATGACATTCATGTCACTGGCAGGTAAGCATTGCTGCTCTGATGGTTATATCGGGAAAAGGTTACAAAAGGCTGAGGGCATAATTGAAGGGATGTTAATGGCATTAGATATCCGGTTAGAGATGGATATCGTTGTTAATAACTCTAATTAATACGCCAATTATTTACTAAAAGTTATTAAAAATGGGGCGTTGAAACGCCCCCAAAAATAAAGGGTAATATATAACAGAAGGTTTATATAGTTAGAAGCAAGGTTGTGCTTCTAAAGGAAGTGGCTTGAGGGAGCCACTTATATGTTGGGGAGGCAAAGCCTCCCACAACATATCTTTTAGTAATCAAATTAGAACTGGTAAACCATACCTACAGCAACGATATCATCGGTAGCAACGCCAGATGCTTTCGTGAAATCGCTCTTATCAATCAGGTTGATTTTGTAGTCAATAAAAGTGGACATATTTTTGTTGAAGTAATAGGTTGCACCTACATCAACATATTCAACCAGGTCCTGATCACCCCAAACACCCAAGTCTTTTCCTTTAGAATGCAGGTAAGCAACGGATGGACGCAGGCCGAAGTCGAACTGATATTGTGCAACAGCTTCGAAGTTTTGTGCTTTGTTGGCAATATGGTTATTACCAAAAACAGTCATGTTCTGGGTTTCAGAATAGGTGGTGGCCAGATAGATGTTGTTCGCATCATATTTCAGACCAGCTGCCCATACTTCAGCATTTTGACCAGAAGCATTCAGACCGTTGTTACCGTAGATAACCTGATTATTAGTGCGATCAGATTTAGCATAGGTTGCACCCACGCCGAATCCTTCATACTCATAAGTAGTTGAGAAACCGAAACCATCGCCATTAGCTTCAGTTACTTCATTTCGGTCATTTTTGCCCTGATACTGAGCTGCAAAGTTCAGGCCATCAACCAGACCAAAGAAGTCGTTGTTACGATAAGTTGCAACACCTGTGGTGCGACCAGTCATGAATACATCTGTTTGGGTCCAGGTATCGCCACCGAATTCTGGCAGAACGTCGGTCCATGCACCGATGTCGTATGCTACACCGTAGTTACGGCCGTAATCGATGGAGCCGTAGTCACCGAATTTCAGGCCAGCGAAGGCAAGACGGGTTTTATCTTTGGAGGAACCTTGAGATTCAGCGCGGTTGCCTTTGAATTCATATTCCCACTGACCGAAACCAGTCAGTTGATCGTTGATTTGGGTTTCACCTTTGAAGCCAAGACGGGCATAAGTAGTATCACCATCATCTGCATCATTAGAGGAGAAGTAGTGCTTGGCATTAACTTTCCCGTACAGATCCAGCTTGTTACTGTCTTTATTATAAATTTCAGCTGCCTGAGCAGACATCGCCATCAGTACTGATGCAGCTACAGCAGAAATTGCCACTGTTAATTTTTTCATCGTGAGCCCTTTTTTTTGAACTATTATTAAAAAATGATGTCACTGCGCGATAAATATTCATCTAATCAATGTGATTATTTCAAGATGTAAGTTTTAGTTTCTCGTTTGATTTGTGAAGTAGATCTCTATTTTTATCTGAACTTTTTTCTATCGAATCCTATTCATGGCTCTTGGCTGAATAAAAATAAATCTATTAGCCAATTTATATTAACGGCTGTTATTTATAGGTGCTCTATAATTTGAAGGTTCAATTTAAACCGGCTAAAAATAACACTGGAAATTATTTATTGGTTATTTGTTGAGATTTTCTTATGTATTTGTAGTGGTGTTTTCAATACTCGGTAGCATTCTCGCAAATATCATTTAGTGGTTTACGTACGTAAAAAATTGGTTATGCTGTTAAGAGTGGTTACTTCGTCACACAGCTTAAACCCGCCGTCGAGCGGGTTTTTCCATTTTTTGAGTCTCGATATTAGCTGATAACCCAATACCTGAGTTATTCACTGACTCCGAGTCTGTTACGTTTCTGCTTTTTTGCGATACGTTGTATTCCCTCAATTTACACCCGCTTTGTCTGCGAGGTGGGGTTATGAAATCCATGGATAAGTTAACAACGGGTGTCGCCTATGGCACCTCAGCAGGTAGTGCCGGTTACTGGTTTTTACAGCTGCTCGATAAAGTCACGCCCTCACAGTGGGCAGCAATAGGTGTGCTGGGTAGCCTGGTATTTGGCCTGCTGACGTACCTGACAAACCTTTATTTCAAGATTAAAGAAGATAAGCGCAAGGCTGCGAGAGGTGAATAATGCCTCCATCATTACGAAAAGCCGTTGCTGCTGCTATTGGTGGCGGAGCAATTGCTATAGCATCAGTGTTAATTACTGGCCCAAGTGGTAACGATGGTCTGGAAGGTGTCAGCTACGTACCATACAAAGATATCGTTGGCGTATGGACTGTATGTCACGGACACACCGGAAAAGACATCATGCTCGGTAAAACGTATACCAAAGCAGAATGCAAAGCACTCTTGAATAAAGACCTTGCCACTGTCGCCAGACAAATTAACCCGTACA